TCCTTCTCTTCAACCAAAGTTCCATAATGAATATCCTGATTATTTAGTTGGTAGGTAAATTTAATACCTGCTTGACCATTTCTATTTTTTGAGAACATAATATAAGTTCCTCCTCCCTCTCTCTCCCCTTCTCTCTTTAATTCCATATGCGCATCCGTGATATGCTTAATCTTATTTGAACCTACAAACACTCCCGCTTTAGTTACTTGTTGGATTAATAGGAATGAAGTATACTTTCCTAATTCGTTATTAGCTTCATTATGCTCAACGCATAAATCAACCAACCACTTCTCTGCCTGACTCTGAGACATACTAGCATCCTCCTTAACCGATTCTAATACCTCAACTATACTATCGATTAGGATATAGTCATATCCCTTTTTAAACAACTGCTCTATAACTTCCTTAGAGTTATAATTCATGAAATCAGAAGTAAAGATAGTCTCCAAGTTACCAAAAATTGGAAACCTTTGAGTATACTTAAACATTTGAATCTTTGACATCTCCGCACAAACAAACAAACATTTCAAGTTAGGATTCTTTAACTGTAAACTAGCCAAGGTATGTAACAATACAGTCGTTTTACCAACCCCAGGATCTCCTGTAGCCATTATATTAGTACCTACTGGAACACCTCCCTCGTATGAGAAGATAGTATCCAATACCAACCCCGTTTTATTTATTTTTAACATGTTGGAGTTTATATTAATATGATCCAACTTTACTACCTTACCGAAGTCTATAACTTGAGGTACTTTAGGCTCTATAACCTGGCCTGATTTTCTTACTAGATACTCTTCAAGAGTTAATCCTAGATCTTTTGCTTTTTTAGTAGCGTAATACTTTTGTGTGTAAGTCATGTTGTAATTTTTTGATTGTACCTAAATATAGGTTAAATGTTTCAGACTAGCAACTTTATTTTAAAATAATTTTCTACTCTTCATCACTTTCAAATACACAATGTTCATAACACTTAGGACATATTCCAATGTCTTCTGTAGTAACCTCTGCAACCGCTCCGCAACAATTTGATGTTATCATATCTTTTATTTTTGATTATACCTAAATGTATGAACTTTATTTCAGACTAGCAACTTTATTTTAAACATTTTTTAAAGTCGTATGCTTACTTTTTATTTCTAGGTATTCAAAATGCTCTGCTAATCGGAAAATATCCATACTAAATTCCATCTCTTCACACATACTACTTACCTTAACTAAGCAATCAAACCAACGTACCGGTTCCTTTCCAGGCGATTCTACTAAATCAGAATCTAGAATTTCAATAATGTCATGTTTCATAATAACTAACTGACCGCCTAATACTAAATTTTTTGTGCACTTTAATAGCATATGTTTTAATTTTTGATTGTACCTAAAGATAAGTAAAAGGCCCCGAAGGGCCAACTATTTTGTAAACTTTTTTTAATTTATTTTGCTAAAGCAAAACCTTGTATAGAAACGAGTAGGATATATTATTCCTCCGTTATTGGACCTAGCATAATGGAATTTAAAACCTCTTTTTTCCATTTCGGTAACCACGGCTGCTTTTTGCGAATCAGTAACCTGTAATCCACAAAACTTAACTCCGGCAGCTTTTTGACCTTTTGGTTTACGGCTATCTGAGAATACACGCCTACCTGTTCCTAAATTTAAACTTTTTAAAACCTTTCTTAATTCAGACGTAACTGTTACTTTTGACATATTGTTTATTTTTTGATTATACCTAAATATAGGATATTGGATTCAGACTACCAACTTTATTTTGCAAAAGTTCTAATAATTGCTTTCATTTCACCTAATTCCTTTTTCAACTTCTTCATATCATACGAACCTTTGCAAGCAGTTTTATAACCCTCCTCTGAACCAAATACCTCCATAAACCTAGCACATTTTTCTTTCCAATATTCTCCTTCTAATTCAGAAGCCCATTTGTATCCAAAATCATTAAAGTCTCCTGAATCTTTTAAACTAGTACCATTCTCAGTCATATTAGCAATATTCAACATCCTATCTCCTATTATCGATAATAAATCTGGGGAAGTAAAATTGTAATTATTTTTCTGAGCATAAAAGTTAACTCCTACATTTGAAGGATCAATGCCTACTTCTGCTCTACACCATACCTTCCAATGATCGAATGGTCTAGCATTCTCCCACATACCATCTGAGATTTGACCTGATAATTCATTTTTGAATAATGCTACTTGGATTTGATTTGCGAAGTTAATTTTGTTCATATTTGTTATTTTTTGATTGTACCTAAAGATAAGCAATAGGGAGCAATATTCCAACTACTCCCTAAACTTTTTTTTAATTAAATTGCTAGAGGAGCTTTTGAAGCAGCCTCAGCCATAAAGTCTAAAGCCTCCTCATCAAACATCAACAAACCATCATAATCTAAAGTTACAGATAATCTAACATCATTATGCAGCAAACAATCCTCTAATGCAGCATAGACAGCTAAATTGTCATAGGCTGATAAATCCATTTCAGCAACATAATCGTCTGCACTATCTTTCTCAATTCCAAATCCCATCTTAGCATAAGCTTCAATTTCGCTACCATCGATAAAGGCAAATAATTTTTTTGTCATATTGTTTATTTTTGATTAGACCTAAATATAGGCTTTTAATTTTAGACTACCAACTTTTATTTTAAACTATATTCTAATTGTTTGAATAGATTATAGCCTGTAGGAGAGGGGAAGTAACGCTGGAACCAATTCGATACTGTTAGGTAGGGTAGAGTCTCTTGATTGACAAATTCCTCTCCAAAGCATTGACAGGCATAAGGATATTCTTTGGCTAGATGTAATCGAACTTGGTTGGTTTCAAATGAAGTTATCATATTAATTTGTTTTTGATTATACCTAAATATAGATTAATTATTTCAGACTACCAACTTTATTTAGTAGGGTAGTGAAACTTTTTTATCCCTCCTCCTATCATAGGCCTTCCTATTCCTATGAACTCTGTGCCTGGAAACTCTTTGACCTGTCTCCAATTCGATCTGTCTGGAAACCTTTCTTTGAAGGGAAGTGATTAGGGAAGCTTCTACTCGCATATAACTCTTTTTTGATTATACCTAAATGTATGAACTAGTATTCAGACTAGCAACTCTTTCTTTAGAAAGGTATTAAACTCTTTCTTTAAACCCTTTTATAGGTAGTAGAGACTTACGAACATAGCGATAGAGACCTACTGCTAAGTCTCTTTGAATAATTTTGATTGTAGATTGAACTCTTTTTTGTACTCCAAGAACAACAGTGTGAGGGTTTGGTTATAAAGTTTCGTATACGGCACCTGTCCGGCTTAACCTCTATTCTTCTTTTGTACTATTATAAATAGGCACCTCCAACTCTTTTTTAACTCTTTTTTTAAAGGTGCCTAACTCTTTTTTTAGAAATAAACTCTTTTTACTAGACCCTTTCATCTCCCTTAGCTAAACTCTTTTTTGTACAAAGGTATAGCCTACACATAGAGCATTTAATCTCCCCAGGCTATGAAAGGGCTAGCAATAGAATTAGATCAGGCCTAGATTCTTAGCCCTCACATAACCAACCTCCTTACCTGTTTTAGGATTGAGATACTTTTGTTTGGTCTTAGGTAAACTCTTTTTAGGACTCATAACTCTTTCTTTGGTCACAACTCTTTTTTCAATCTGGATAGTACTTCTTGGTAATTCACCTCCCTCCAACTCTTCTACCATTATTGGATTGTATTCCGAATGCTCGGTATCAAAATGCCATATCGAACTCGTACCATCCTCTGATTTGTAATGTCTTTGAAATTTCATAACTTGTTTTTTATTTTTATAAAGATAAGGAAAAGAAAGGAGACTAGCAACTAATCTCCTAACTCTTTTTTCAACTCTTTTTTTACTTCCCGCTATAATTAGCTGGGTCGGTTATAATCGCAATCGTTACTTCAACCGCCTGATCTAAATTAATTTTCCCTAATTCTAAATCCTCCCTCATTGCAATTAACGAATCCTCCATCCTATTATTAAAATAACCGTTAGGGACTTTAATTCCTTTATTTTCTGGAATATTACCCTCTACAAATTCCTCAATTACAACCTCCCCAAATACATCCGGGCCGGCTTTTACATTTTCTAAACTCCAAACTGAAATTGCATTTTTTAAATTTTCCTTCATCATATTGTTTATTTTTGATTATACCTAAATATATGAACTCTTTTTCGACTTTCCAACTCTTTTTTTAATTAATTTAAAATAGTTTTTTTATTTTATTTCCCTCCCTAATTAATTAATATACCTAAATATAGGGGCTTATTTTCAAGTCGCCAACTCTTTTTTTGGGTTTTAACTCTTTTTTCCTTTTGTCTAATAAAGGCAGGTAAAGGGTAGAAATTGTCTAATGTAGGGTAGGGAACTGTATATATTTTCTAAATTTCCTATGGAAGTTGGACGTCTGAGACAGGCTAGCCTCGGTACCAGGTTCTTTATTTATAAACGTTCCCCCTTTTTTTCTATACATCTTCACTCTCCATTCCTACCTATTAGTGTTTTTCCTTATCTCTCCTCTCTTTCCCCGTTTCTATATTTTCTACTTCCTACTTTTTTTATACACTATCTCCTTCCTTCTCCACTCCTCTAAGTCTCTTTCTTATATCTCTTAATTCAATAGCAATCAACCATAGCGGCATCCCTATCATTATCGAGGATATAAATTGTATCATATAGTATTTATTTCTCGTTTTACTTCTTGCCAATAGTAGGTATCAATCCTATATAAACCCTGCTCTTGTGAATGATGGTTTAATATTTCATCTACTACTTTAGTAGCACTAAATTTTGCTCCTATTAAATCTTCTACATCAGAAGATTGATATCTACCATATTTATGTAATCCTTCATTTAAAAACCATTTTACTAATTCTTCTGCTTTTTCTTTTGGTGTCATTGTTACTTATTTACTTTTAATGGCTATCACCATAATCATGCTTCTCTGAGGCAATTAAATATTCTGGATTAATTACTTTAGCTACTTTTTGCCTTCTGCCTGTATAGTGCTTGATTACTATACCTTCTTCCGGTGTCTTGGTTCCAGGTATGAAATTATTGAAGGTGTATTTGTCTTGGATCTCTTGAGACCAATTACCATAATGTAATACTTCAACATAGGGTAGTTTAAATAATCGTTGTGTTGTTAGTCTAGCTATAACCGGGCTCATATACTCACCATCATCCTTTATATCAAATACCACAAATTGAATATCCTTTAATCCATAATCGTATCCCTTTTGAATACCTGCCCCATATATTTCTCCGTATAGGATAATTCCCTCTCCAATATCTTCACAATCTTTAATATATTCCCATAGTTTCTTCTTGATGTCATACTTCTTCTCAATATCATACCATACATTGGTATCGTAGTAGCCTTGCGAGTCTGAACCCTTCTCTACATTATGTGACCCAACAACGAATTCATAATCCACCCACTTACTACCAAATAGCTTTCTAATCCTATCCCAAATCGATATCTTAGCCTTCTTTACAATTCCATACCTAGCATTCGTGCCATGTATCTTTCTTGTAATCTCTACTTCATCCTCCTCTGTAAACATTCCTTGAACGTTCTTTAGGTTAGGAAACTTATAGTAAATACCAAAGTTTGGATTGTCTGTATATTTGATCTTACGTCCTGATGCCAGTTGAATAATCTTAGCAGGTGGTTCGTATTTAATAATACCAAGTTTTTCCATCATGTCCTGGCCTTCTCTAACATCTAAGTCACCCATAGTCAGTCTACCTGATAGATATGATAGAGGTATGATCAAACATTCACTATATACTCCTCTCAACTTAACTGTACGTACACGTCCACCTTTACGTAGATAACTGGTTACGTTCATTGCATCTGATAGTTCTTGAGGTATGACAGCATCCGTAGTGGCTACTACTACTAAACCACCTTCGGTGTATTGGTTCTTTTGTATAATACAATTCCAACCACCTATGATAGCTTGTTCGATATTGTCTGCTCCTTCGATTGCTTTCATTTCGTTTATCCTTGCTACATAACAAACGCTATTTACATTTTCCATAAGTTTTATTTCTTTTTAAATTGTTCAAACCAAATATTAAATTTATCTAATGGGAAGTTTTGATTTAATCCACTTGCCATCTTTGTCCAATCTTCGATTAAGTCTTTAACTTCTTGCTCACTATACATTTTTTCTTGTTTAGATTCTTCTTTTGGAATGATGATTTTATATTCTATTTTATCCTTAGATATTGGTTCATTTGATTTTACAAAACCACCCATTCCTAAATAACCTCTTTCAACTTCAACAATCTCACAACTTGGATTCTTAACAAACCATTCTAAGAAATCATCATCAATAGCTTGTACACCATCTTTGATTAAGTCTTGGTCTGTTGTTAGGATGATTTTTTCAACTTCCACACAAAGCCCTCGTCCATCATACTTAAACAGTTTATTTGAAGCACAATGATATACCCAATCTCCATATTTCATATCTTCATTATTAGTAATGTATATATGATAGTTTTTACCTCTTATATCTAAATCTATTACAGGTTTGGTTTGCCAATAAAACATACCGTTAATAGATTTATACAATCTACTTTCTCCATTAGTAGGAAGGACAAATATATTTTTCATTGTGTTTATTTTAGTATATACTAAAGATAAGAATTTTATTTTGACCAAACAACTTTATTTATAAAGAAATTTCAAATCTATCTCTCATTCTCTCAATAGTCTCTTCTGGGCAGTCGTGTACATTTTTAGAACCATGTCTATTCTCTACTATCAACGATACTACTCTGTAGCCATATTGTTGAGCTAGATCTAGATAGGGCTGCATTTCTTTTACCATAGTCGAGGTATTGGATACTACTATTTCCGGATAGTATTGAGGATTGATTTGATTATCCTTCATAAGGATCTCTACTTGCTCCTGGCACCATTTATGTGCTTGGTGTAGTTTTGTTACATCGAAGTTGTAGTTACCTTCTCTATCGTAGAAATATTTATCTGCTTCACATATTGCATAACTGTTCCATATGTGGTTTGCAAATGTTGACTTACCTGACCCCGGTAAGCCTCTTACTATAAACAATACTTTATTCATCTTACTTCTGTTTCGTGGTGATCTTGTGGGATTACTGATGTCTTATTTGGTCTATCTTTTAGTATCGATACTACCTCTCTTAGTTCGTAGGGTATTAAATTATTACCATCCATGCCTACGTCCATTGATTTGCCTGGCATTATTTTCTTATCCTGAGGTAGATGAACGTGTCCGAATAAATGATAGTTACCTTTGTTCATATCATGCCAGCTACAGATTGGAAAGTGGCTCAATACAAAATTAAACTTCTCTACAATCCTACTGTTTATAGGCCTCACTACTTCTAGTCTTGTGTATTGGTATACTCCTTTGAATAAATCCTGACAGTTACCTCTATTGTTTTCAATATGGTGATCGTGATTACCTAATATAAGGTAGATGTTCTTACATATTATCCTGTCTCTGAATTCTTGGATAGATTCAAAGCCACCAAACGACCAATCACCTAAGTGTACTAAGATATCATCTTGACCTACTGTTTGATTAATACCGTTTATTATAGCAGCATTCATTTGGTCTATAGTCCTAAAGTCTCTAGTCTTATCCAATCCTCCCGTCCAATTACTCACACCTCTACATATGTTTTTGTGCCCGTAGTGTGTGTCGGAGGTAAAGAATATTTTTTGGTCCTTATTTAATTGTATTGTTAACACAGTCTATATTTAGTTTTATTGTTCCTATTAAAGATATGAACTAATCTACAAACAAACAACTTTATTTTTATAGCTGTCTAATTATAAGCCTTTCATCTCCCTAGTCTATACTAGTAGTAGTAATAAGGTGAAGGAGAATTATTTTAACCTCTTCTCCCACACCTCTATAGGTTTCTTTGTCTTGGTGTTCCATTCCTTATTCATCCTAGATACTAATTCTTCATAGTCCTCTCTTAGCTTCTTCTTGAGTTTACGTTCCTTGGTTGAATGATACTCGGCCTTGATTCGCTCCATTTCTATCTCTCCAGCCGTGGTATAGTCTAGTTCAACTACCTGTATGCCGTCTAGGTTGTAGGAATGTATTTGAGTTAGTTCACCATCTTGTTCTTTACTTGTATACTTGTAGTTCATGCTTGGTTGGCTTTGATTGAATATAGAAGGAAAGGGAGAAGATATTCAAACCCGTCTCCCTTCCTACTCTAACCTATATATCAAATTGGATTACTAGACAGCTATTACCGCCTAAGAGTCCTGATGGAGCTTTATCCTTACCAACATTATGTACTGGGTATGATTTTGGATATGCTTTTATAAATGCTATAACGTAGTCGAATGCTGCTAATGACCATTCGCTATTAGCATTTGGTAATGGTATGAATATTCTACTTTTTTCTTCATCAATAACTACTTTATAACCGATATAAATTGTCTTACCAATCTTTTCAACAGCTTCCCTAATTGCTGAAGAACGTTTAAAGGTTGGGAAATATTTACTTAGCATCTTAGTCTGTGATGAATCAGCTTCTTCAAATGCTTTAGATACTGCAGGATGAGCAACTTCAAAACTATCGGCAAATATATCTGATTTAATCGTTTCTTCGATTATACTCTGCCATTTACTGCATACTTGTGGGTGTATTTCACTTAATTGCTTTCTTGTAACTGTGTACTTTGTCATAACTATATTTGTATTTGTTTTATTGTTTACTAATTTTTCGATATTACTTAATCTAAATATCCAATCTTCACTTCCATCAAATTCGAACGTTCTTCTAGCAGTACTAATAGATGTAATTACTACTTCTTTACCTAAAAAATGGTCCATTAGACCTTCACTGTTCCATAAACCCGGTCTTTCACTTACCAATCTTACTGTATCACCTACTTCATACTGTGGTGTTGATGTCTCGGTTGTTTCAAAACCCCTAGCATCTGCTCTTCTAAAATCCTTTAAGTAGAACCATAAATTTGTGTCTCCTTCTAATTGGAATGTTTCACCTTTTACTGATTTAATCTTCCTACCAACATCGTAAGTAAATGATGTTCCGCATACGGATGTAACTGGTAGTTTAATTGCTGACACTACATTACCTTTTCTTAATTTTACAGTAGTTGCTGTATCGTCATACGGTGTAACGTCTTCTGGGTTAAAGTAATCAGCAGATGAATCCATACTAGTGGAGAAACGATTATAACCCTCACTATTAGTTCCTAAATAATACAAGTAGGGTTGTTTAATTTTCTGTGCATATTTCCATACACCAGAGCTTTCTAAACCTATACCGTATGCTGTTTTTTGATGCGGTACGTACTTGTTACCTACTATTAATTTTGTACTCATAACGTTTTTATTTATTTAACTAAAGATAAGAATGTTTATTAGAACGGCCAACTTTTTTATTTTAAAAATGATAAAAGTTTTGGCTTTGGCATTATACCTACATTCTTTAGGATGATGCTTCCATTTTGGATAATTACAACGGTGGGTACGGAAGTAACCTGGTGCTGAGTAACTAGATCAGTATCTTGGCTAGCATCTATCTTGGTTAACGATGTTCCGGTTTGTTTACAAACCTCCTCGACTGTAGGATAGAACATTCGACATGGTGCACAGGTGGGGGTGGAGAAGTATAAGACTTGCTTCATAATAGATTGTTTGTTTCTATTAAGATACGGACTCTTCCTCAAACTTCCAACCCTGCAGTTCAGAATATTTTTTTAGGTATAGGTCAGCAAATTCATCGGCCTGTCTCTCCATTGGATGATTCCAATAGTCTACTTTTAGGTAGTGGTATAATTGACGGGGTTGTTGAGAGTGGCAGTATTCATGTAGTAGTGTCCCCAGGACCTCTTTCATGGTATAGCTAGACTTGCAGTATAATAAGATTGTATTGGAGGTATAATCCATCAAGCCATAAAAGTCTCCCTGTCTCCATAGAGATTTAGTTTTATAGGCCCATTTTACTTGTAGAGTGTCTGGATTAGAATATGACTTCCAAGTTGTGTACTTCTTGGTGAAGTTTAGATTGTTTTGATAGGAGGTATCAGGTACCTCTTTTTTAATCCATTCAAATATGTTATTGATTAATTCCTGTAACTGCTGTTGGGTTAAGTCCTTTACTGTTAAATCAAGCATAAGAGAAGAGGTATATTAATAAATAGTGTAAATAAAAAAACCTCTTGGTTAAAAGAGGTTCTTTGTTTATTAATATTGGGCTGTTAGATTGCTTGTATTAGTTAAAAGTCCATAAAGGTATATAGTAACGTACACCGTTGACATCTACCTGTATTCCGGTGTTAGTATTGGTGTTAACTGAACTCGTAACAGTGTTTATGGATAAACCGCTAGGTATGCTTAGTATTACTGAACCTGATAATGTGGTTGCACCTTTAATAGTGTGTGTAGAACCTGATACATTTAGACTTCCGGTTATAGTATTAGTACCAATGATGGTCTTAGATCCACTTATGAATACACTACCCGTTATTGTCTTAGTACCTATTAAGGTATTTGAACCTGTTACAGATAGTGAACCTGTGATAGCTGTCGTACCATTGCCGTCGATATTAATTCTCTCTATAGAGTTAGTCTTGATAGAAAGGGTGTTGTTATTCCCGGTTGCATTTAAGATAGAAGTACCGCCTGTATTTGCTTTTAGGTTTATGATAGCTGAACCAGCACCACCGGGTGTGATTGTAAGATCTATATCTCCAGATGTTTGCCCGGAAGCAGTTATGTGATTGGAGTTTAGATATAGAGCAGTTGAGGTTAGGTTAGTAGTAGTCGAAGTTAAGGTATGGGTAGAACCGGATGCTGCTAAAGAACCAGATACTGTAGCAGTACCTTTAAAAGTATAAGTAGAACCAGATGCTACTAAAGAGCCTGTGATTTGAACCGGCCCTACTGCTTGGATAGCTGTACCGGTTGTTGTTTGGGCGTAGATAGCAGTATTGTTGGCAGCATTAGCATTTAAAGCTGCACTGCCATCTGCAGATTTTAGATTAAAGGCATACACCGCACTCGTACTCGTACTTCCATCTTCTACTAGAGACTGTATACCTGTACTGTATACATCTATTCCTTTGTTTGCTGTACCTGTATTTACCCCTATGCCTCCGGTAGTGAGTAAGTTAGTACCATCATCAGTTAGTATACTACTCCCGGTAATCTTGTTTGCAGATGAAAATACAGCTACCCTATTTACTGAACCTGAGATAGCTGTATTTAGAGAGGATGAAATAGATCCGGTTAAGTATAGGAAATTGTTATCTAGTTCTGTATATGTTAGTGGAGATCCTTTTTGGAGTCTCAAAGTAAGTGAAGTAGCAGGCATAATATGGTGAGCTTATTTAATATAAATATCTCACCTTTTGATTAACACCTTCCTCTTGTTCTACTTAAATGCTGGAGATGCTTTGCCGTTGAACTATCTCGTATGATCTGTAGAGAGTTAGTTGCCTTAGCATCTGCTATAATCAAACCTGAATACCTTTCGGTTGAGGAATGATTGACACAGGTATCTGGATATCCTAATGCTACTCTCTTTGGGTGGATTACTGTTCCACAAACTTTACATTGATGTGTTGCCATGGTGTATAACTTTTATTTTACTAAAGATAAGAAAAAAGGACCAATTTTCCAACTGATCCTTTATCTTTTTTTCTATTGGAGAAGGGGAGACTATTTATGCTTAAATACAATCATTGTATCTCTATCCGAAGCCTTTTGTGGATTAGGCATAATAATTGCTTCATATTTACTTGAATCAAATATAATTGATTTACCTCTGAATTGTTTCGGTACAGCACCCAGACCTATTACTATCTTATTAGTTTCAAATACATTTGCTTCAAAATCTCCTGTCGCTAATGTAACATAACCATTATCTGGTTTGGTAAAAATCTCTAGCAACAATGCTGTTTGTTCTTTATCTGCTTCATCGAATGCTTGGGTGATTAATCCATTAGGTATTTCGAATGAATCAGCAAACATATCTAACTTGATTGTCTCTTCGATTTGACTCTGCCATTTACTACATACTTTACTGTGGATTGACTTTAACTGTGCCCTTGTGGCGGTTTGTGTTGTTGACATAACTGTATCTGTTTTTGTTTCTGTTTCTGTAATTATTTCTCCCCATTTGCCTTCTGTATAAACTTCAGCCAATCTATAAGATTCTTCTGTTTCACAAGCAAGTATTAATGGAGATTTAGTATATACTGTAATAGTAGAAGCTACAGTTCGTAACACTCCTGTTTTGGAGGTTCTGAATTTAGTTCCTATCGGGTATAGGCGTTGGGCTTGTTCTAGTAGTGTTTCTTCTTCAACTACTTCCATGTCGTAGTCTCTTACAATGTATTCATCACAACGATATGCATAATAACCAAATCCACAAAATGGACCAGCATACTCCTCTTTGATTGTTACAATGTCACCTATTTTAAATCCATGTGCGTTTGAATTACCTGTAATTCTTACTTTTGTACCTGCGAGTAGTTTTTCTTTTTTCATAACTGTATTTATTATGTTTTAATATTATATACTAAAGATATGAAGACATTTTCAGACTAGCAACTTTTTTTAAAAAAGATTGTATTTTTTTACTAGCAGCTTTAATCTCTCCTGGTCTTCTGATTGTAGTGCAGTGAGTCGGGTTAACTTTTTAAGAAATAGCTCATCCTTCTTTAAGTCCTTTAATCTAACTTCGGAGTGTGGGGTGTGTTTACTTCCCCAAAATATTGTCTCCTCTTCTACCTTCTGGAGTAGGAGTTGGTGTTGATGTCTCCAGTCTCCTTTTTGGCCTAGCTTCTTTAGGGCCTGAGCCTGGGTTTGAGATTTTAGGATCTGTTCTGATATCTTATTTAGGTACTTGGGATTAAATTTCATCGCTATTACTATAATCGGTCAATGAATTTGGCTGCTGGATTGTCTTCTTCTTTAGATAGTAGACCTAATTGACGGAAATGTTCTTCGTAGAAGTCATCTAATTCCCAAGCCGTTTGATTGGGTTGTTGTATGGTTGCTCCTGCATCTTCGAGGTAATTAATTTGACGGGGTGAGAAGATATCACCAACATGTAAAAAGTAATGATTGTAGCATAGTAGGTGTATATTCTCCAACTCCCAATTATGTCTATTACCATCTTTAAAGGCCAGGATTAGCGGTATCTTAAAATCCAATACCCTAGTCTCACAAAATCCACATACACCACATTCTGGTATTAATAGACCTTCGTGTAACAATCTATTCTTTAGCTTCTCTATCGAATAACTCTCCGTACTTATACCTCTTCTTAGTAACTTCTCCAAGATAGGTTCGTTAGCTTCATATTGAAATTTAGGAATACCTTTACCGGTCCTATTTTTATGTATCTCAAATAGACTTGCCTTCTGTACCGGGTCCCAGTACTGTTTAGCATATAACCGATAAGTGGGATAGGATACGTTTAGGTAACGTGCCGCCGCTCGATTACTCTTGGTGAACTTCATCGCCTGACGGATCTGTTGTTCGGTTAATAGCTTAGAGGGTCGACCGTAGTGTTTAACATTATCTACTTCCTCACTCATCTATCTTCGGGTTTACTTTTAATAAAAGGTTCCATAAATCCTGAGCATTGTCTAGAGGGATTGGATTGTTGTTCTCGTCTAGAGGATAGTTGATAGTACCGTCACTATTCTCCCTCTCCCATAGATAGAAATTTACTAACTCACATGCCTCTCTTCCAAACTTCATCAAGAATAAAGCATCAATGATTTCATAGAAAGGTTCTTCGTAGGTTCCAAAATCTAATCTTAGATCAGCAAACAATAAAGTAGACCTAGTAGTCATCATTTGTAAGCTAGTAATGACACTCACAAACAAATCTCTAGTCTGGATCTGTTTGGTTTGCTTCTTTCTCTTAACTGTTGACTTTATGTTGAGTAGATGGTCGATGGCTTGTCGTATATTTTGGTAAGGGTCTTGAGACATAACTTGTATTGTAATTTGGGGTTAAACTAATTGAGGTTCTAGTTTGGACTTCATCTCCTGTAGCTGTATACATAATTCAAAGTCTTCTTTTATGGAGAAGTATTGTATGCATTGATCGAGTGCATTAGGCCAATCCTTTCTTTCTATCTCTATAAAATGATTACTGCCATTTATTTCTACCAGGGTAGCTGTCTTCTTCCTAGACTTGATTGCATCTTGAATAGCTAGGTGAGCTTCTTGATAGACGATCCTGGCTAGATCAGGTGCTTCCAAGATCCTATCCACCGGTGTACTCTCTAGAGGCTCTATACTGATATTCAATATCTTTCTAACTTCTTTCTTTTGCTTCTTTGTTGACATAGACTATTGATTGATTTTGATTAAGCTCCTTGAATTACTTTCTTCATGATGAAATCTGATATAGAGACTAGAGGTATGATAAAGCCTATGATCATAGGGTTTCTAACCTGAGTATCTCTATCGATCTGTATGCTGTAGTCGGCAAACTTCTTCTGTAATATAACAGCGATCTTATTTGCAATCTCAGATAACTGTCTAATGTCTATGTTTTGATTCTGAGGTACAAATCTTATCTTAATGCCTCTCTTGGTTTCATTAATGTTTGTATCGAACACAACACCAAACTGCTCTCCTTCTAGAGTAACAACGTATTGTGGTTTAGGTATGATTGTTGGCATAATATGGTTTATTTAATATAAATAGTTTAAAAGTGTAGAGGGATCTTTAATTTTTCCATAGTCCAAATTGCTCATGGTTACCGTAGTAACCGTTACCGTCCAAGTACCCTACTTGGCTGAAGTAGCCTACTTTTATTTGTTCTGCATAGATCCATTCTGTTAGCAGGAAAGGTCCTATAGGCTCTACCTTATGTTGTTTACCGGTCTCTAAGTCTACCCTTAAGTTAGATCTTTTCGTTCGAAAGTTAATACAGTCTTTAAATAGATTTGGCTTACTTATCATAAAGGGATCGTCAAACAAAAGTACCTCTCTTCCTTGAATATAGAACTCCTTAACAGCAGGGTATGTCACTACCAAATCTACTGCAGGGAAGTTAGTATCTAGTTGAATCTGTGTAAATGATTTCTTCCATTTGATATCCAGATCTGATATAATACCTCCGTATTCTGCTAGAATAACATACTTAGCCAAGTTACACTTGCTGATAAAAGATATTGTATCCGCTAGATCTTTCACTCCGTATTTTTCAAACATCATCTCTACATCCTTATCTAACCAACACATAATTTGGTAGTGTGGATTTAGTTGTTGACAGGTTTTAATGTTAGGTACATACTTAATAGGAATTTCACCTCCTAACCATATAAAATGTATATGCATAGTTTAAAGTAGCTGATTAGTATAGTAAGGTGAGTCTAATTTGATAAGTTCTTTTTCGTAAGTCTCCAAATTATTAACTGTTACTCTAAAGATATCTAATTTGAATTCTCCAACCTCTCCTGATTCTTTTAGTATGTCTGATAACTGCTGTAAAATAGTAAACGAATTGTTAGTCAAGGACATAGCATCAAAATTAATCAAGATATAGTTCTGCTTCTCATTACCGTACGGTCTAATACGTTCCTTTAGGTTGAATTTTGTATTGGGCTGTTCCTTACTTATGTAATCTTTAGAATCACAATCTACATAAATTGTTGAACACCAAGGTTCAAGTACTTCTAATAAGTGTTGGTTACAGTTCTTAACCACAAAGCCGATATCGTACTTAGAAGGTATAATCGGATATTGGTAATCGTCGTTCTTAATCCAACTGCCCCATTTGCGTAAATAATTTCTACCTGCTTTAGCAGATACTACTTTAAAGTAATCGTCATCTTTACCCACTTGATCGTTCCATCTATGACCTCTACAGGTTAGGTGATAGACAAATGCATCTCTGCTCTGGACTAATTCATATCCGGCTAATATCCATCTCTGAAAGATATCTGAGTCCTCATACGGGAATGGAGCAAACAAAGGATCATGTCCTCCTATAGCTTGAAAATCTTCTTTGTAAAGTATCCAGGGAGCAAACATTCCCTTAGTTGTTTTATCTTTTTCGTAACCAGCAACTGTGTCTACATACTCTTCAAACATCTCTATATTCAGAGTATCGAAGTCTTGACCGAAATCTTTTACGATCTTCTCTTTACCTTCAGGGTGTAAAGGAGGTTCAATTCTTGTACCACAAACAACCGTACCCGGTTTTAGATGTTTAACCGTATTCTGAATATAGTTAGGTCCTAGAATCATATCGGCATGTAAGATACCAACTATATCGTTAGTAGCTTCTCTGATTCCAATATCGTATAAGATAGTATGACCTACTCGAGTACTCCATCTCAAGTGTAGAACCTTGTCATCTGATTTAGCAATTTGCTGCATCCACTCCCAAGTACCGTCTGTGGACGCATCGTCTAATAAAACAATTTCAGCTTCAGAGGCATGTTTTTTTATTGAAGTGTAGACGTTCTTAAGATGGTTAATGTTGTTATAACTCGGTATTATAAATGATATCATTGAAATAGGTTTAGCTTTGGAGTAATTACTTCTTTATTACTTATCTCTAGAATAACAGGACCTATTTCATAAGATGAATTTGATTCTGCTTCTTCTAAAATGTCCTCTAGGTTACTTATAATATAAGTAAATTCCTGGAAGGTATCAACATTATATTCATATTTTATTTTAATATCGGATGTTACCTCTGTTACAAATTTATCTTTAATTGAAAAAGTGGATATAGGTTGTACTCTTGCTATATAATGTGTTGGATTTTCTTCAATACTTATTTGATCAAAGAATGGTTCATAATTTAATACCTGTGAGCATCTTATACCCTTCACTTCTAAACCTACACTATACTTTTTATTTGGCTTAGGTTCACAAGGTCCTGCTTCTTTAAAAGTACCTCCCCATTTTCTAATATACTCCATCATAGAGACTTGATTGTTATATTGCCACTTTTCATCTTTCTTTTGGAAATCTTCTAACTTTTCTGCTCCTGCAAATTGACCCCCTCTACAGGTGAGGTGATACACCATACTACTCCAGGATTGTATCATTTCATATCCTGCTAATACAAATCTACGAAATAGATCTGCATCTTCAAATACAGATAGAAATATAGGGTCATGACCTAAATGATCTCTCCTATCAATCAACCACGGGGCAAAAGAAGTCTTCCCTAATCTACCTTCGTTAGCTTTTGACTCTAATTTTACAAAGGAATTGAATTCCTCCCACTTAATATCTTCTGGCCACATTCCAAAGTCTTTTACGATCTTCTCTGGACCTGGTGGATGTAGAGGAGGTTCGATTCTTGTAGCACATACTACAGATCCTCTTCTGTGTTCTTGTATGAGATACTTATCAGCATCCGGCCCTAAGATCATATCGGCATGAAATGCTACTACTAGGTCTGTTTTAGAGGCTCTAAACATAGTATCATAAGCATAACCTATTCCTCTACATTCCTGTTCTTGATTTAAGATATACGTAATGTTGTTAGCTTTTAACCATTCTTCTGTCCCGTCATTATCTTGGTCTACAAATACTACTATATCATTTTTATAAAACGAATTAGTCTGTATAGAAGGGATACAGGTTTTTAAGTACCTTAGATTATTTTTACTGGGTATGCAAAAAGTTATCATTTAAAAAATTGTTTATATAATTCTCGATTATCTATTAAGTACTTCGGTAGATTTTCCGTATCAATTTGACATCTAAACGGACGTCCTAGTACATCTAACCCAGATTGTAACCTTAGGTCAATAAGACTTTTGACTTCCTGGGTATTATATTCTTGGTGACCGTAATTCTCTATCTTAGTCTTTACTCTATCAATTCCTCCTTGAAATGTGAAATGCCATCCTCCGTTATCTAAAAAGATATGATCTGTTTTAGTCACCGTATCTAAATGGTTTAAACATGCATTCTTTAGGTTCTTGTACTTTGAGTAGTAGGTACCGTACCATTGTTCTTCACTTCTTATATTTAAAAATCCGGTATAAACGTATTGCTGTAGTTTAAAAATCTCGTAATCATCAAGAGGATAATCTCTTTCTGGATTCCAAATTTCATCTAAGTCCGAATTAAATATAAGGTCATTATCTTGTATATCAGGAACTTTACTTAATCCTATTCTAATACTTTCATGTTGGTAGAATTCTCTAAGCCATTGAACTTGATGTCCTGTGTTAGAAGTTGTAACTGCGTGTAAGATGATATCTTTCTTTAAAGGATCTATCTCGGTTGTAAACCTTAGCGCTGCTTCTTCAAAAGAGTTAGGTGTGGTATCATCAATATAATGTACTATCTTATGGTTAAACTTTTCAAACAGATGTTTATTTTCTGCATAAAATAATTTTTTCGGCTGACCGGTATGTGTGACGGTCGATTCCACCAATACAAACTTATCTACCTTACTATCTAAAATATTAAGTCGTATATCAAGTAATTCTAATTCATTGAAAAATAAAAAAGCATCTATTATCTGCATAAATTAAGTTTAGTTTTTATAGTAAGAGTCTAATTTTTTTCTTCTGTAAATTTGAAATTCACGTAAGCATTCATCGTAGCTTTGCAAATTCCCTTCTCTATCCATGTAGTAAAAATCTCTATAGAGGTTACATCCAAGAGACCAATACCCGTCTGAGATATTATATCTAGCCCAGTACTTAGGAGCTATTGTTAGATTAGATACTTGATTAGTCCAAGCTGCAAAAAATGGAAAGCTAGAATTACCTAAAATTAGGTACTTTGCATTCTTTATTATAGAGTAATCTTTTGCCATATCAAAATTAACAACGTTCTCTGCCAATTCAGGAAGTAAGCTCTTTGCATATTCTGTATCGTTACTAATAACTAGAAAGGACATATTTGGATTGATAGATAACATATGGTATATAGCTCGTACCCAGTAATCTCGAGGAAGTTGTACATTCACATCATTACCATAGTATCTCATATGAAGGACGCATATATCATTATTGCTAAAATCATAACAATCATATTCCGGTTTAATACTTAACCACTGGTTTATCTCTTGCTTTCTATGGTAGAAGTAATCTTCTGATTGCATTAATCCATCTACCTTACATCCATCCGGCACTTCCCTTAACTTAGGATCAAATAATCTGATATCGCATCCGATAAATTCATCATGCCCGTTTGGATTTTGAGGTAGTAACATTCTAACTTCTTTTTCCGTATACGCACTAGTTAGAGTTAAGCGATCAACCGGAGCTCCTAAATCTAGATTCATAAAGTAGGGTCCGTGAGAGGAGTGTATATTATTCGCGATATTCTCAGGTGTTATGAGACCGAAGGCATAGCCATTATCAAGAGCTATGCATCGAGTTGTTATATAACAAAAAAGTTGATTTCCAAATCCCTGCCCTTTGTACATCTCTGTAACTATCATAATTAATTATTTTTAATGAAAAATCCATCTCCCCAAGTATCTCCTCCCCAATCTTGTTCTACTAACTTAAATCCATAAGGAGAAAGAAAATCTACCAGTTCGTCTATTTTAGCACAGTTCTCATAAACCTCCGCTCTGTTAATTTCTGTCATAACATAATCAACCTTATGTAAGAACTTTGCACTTCCTTTAAGAACTTCAAGTTCATATCCTTGTACATCCATGTTAATAAAGTTATAGTTATCTTCCTGGAATTCAATATCATCTAATCTGTACATCTTAACAGTTTCTTTCTCAGGAAAAGTAATCCAGGGGTATTGCTGTAAATGTCCTACAGGTTTTAATATTGAGTTAGATGCGCCATTATTAACTGTTTCTATATACATTTCTATCTCTGTATTACTATTTCCTAGTGCTGCATTGTAGGCCAGGTAAGAACCGTTTAATACTTGTTGAAGTTTAGAGTAATTTCGACTTGCAGGTTCAAAAAATATTCTATTTTGAATATTTAATTTATCATAAGCTTCATTTTCTTCTCCGTAATGAGCGCCAACATGTACTACGCCTTTAATATTCATACTGTACCTCTGTACTAGTCTTTGTAAATCTAAAATCATATCTTAATTTAATTTATATTAATTGAGTGTCTTGTAATATGGATTAGCTCTTCCATGAAATCCGAATGGAGTTATGCCTTGAGTTTCCGGTAGATTTGTTTCATGGCTGAAGTAGCTAGCTATGTGCAGAGGTGCTATTTTACAGTTATGTTCATCAAAAATATGACGGTAATTTACACAGATAAATCCATCTTCGTTGTAATAGCCATGAAAAGATTTCCACTCTAAACCTAATTTAGAGGGTAGTTCAAGAACTTTTTTTGACCGTAAAGTAAATCCTCCGTTACCTACTCTATGAACCACTCCAGACCTGTCCCGAAAAGAAAAGCTGTCTGTAGGTAAAGGCCATGGAGCACCGATATAGTCGTAATCTAGAAATGCATCTGTCCATTCAGAAGGATTGACAACGTAACCATCTTCCTGTATTATCAATGCGTAGTCTGTAGTGATATGTTGCCAGAGTTCGTAAAGAATAAAGTAACTGTACTGTTCATAATCTAAAGGCCTACATTTAATAATTTCAACTTCCTCGTCTACAACATCGCAGGATGTAATCAACTTAGTACTGCTAAAGTTAATTCCTTTACAGGAGTACTTAAGTGCTTGTAAAGCTTTAGGTACATCCACACTAGTAACACATACAAGAGTAACATTAGGTAATTCTATCTTCTGCGAATATTTAGTTTTAATTTTCTCTACCTCCTGCTGTCTAATCTCATTAGTTAACATAGAAGTAGCTCTAACACCGCCTTCTCTATTAACCACACAAGTAGTATTAATTATATGAGGAGGACCGTATTTAATGTAGTTACGTTTGTAATATTCTACATCATCTAGAAATTTTAGAGATTCATCAAATAGTAAATTATCTTTTCTATTTAAAATTACCAGTACTGAGGGTGAGCTGATTGTATTATACCCTAAGTGAATATTACTGTTATATCTAGGAGTCATGGTATCGTAGATAGTTTCCATATCTGCGGTGTGTGTACAGCCTGTTACAGCCCAACTAACATCTTTAGTCTCTGTCAGATAATCTTTAATAGTCTGAAGTGAGCTTTCATTAAAAAAGAAGTCATCCTGGTAAAGAAACTTAATGTATTTTCCTTTTGCATTCTGAATAGCAGTGTTAACATTTGGTGCTATCCTACCGCGTCCTGCTTCACATTTAACATATGTGATAGTTAGAAGATCGCGCCACCTCTTTACATACTCTTCTATAACATTATCGACACTGTGGTCAGATATAACAACTTCAAAATCTGTACAAACTTGATTTTTAATAGAGGTTAGATTATACTCTAAGTAATCAACTCCTTTTCCCTTTGCTTCCCAGACAGGAATACATATACTAAAAAATGGTTGCTTCATATTATCGGTAAAATTTATCTAAGTATTCATGTAAACATACTTTCCAGTCTCTCATATAATTTCGATCTAGACCGTTTAGTTTTTTATTGATTAGTTTTTCAGAAAAAGGTCTTTGTGCAAAGTATTCTGCTTTGAAAAAGTCACTGTCTACTTTATTTATTTTTAAACCTAGTCCTAGGTAATTATTTATTTCTACTGCTGTATCATATCTACTTGCTTCTCCTTGACTGACCATATTATATAGACCAAAAGGCAAATCTTCTTCTATATGTCTAAGTATAGATCCTGCAAAGTCTTTAGTGTAAGTAGGGACTCCTAATTTATCATCTACTACATTTAGTTCTGTCTTACCTGATTTAATTTGTTTTATAATCTTATTAACAAACTTTTTATCGACATCAGGGCCACCGCCCATCATCCATCCTGCTCTAAAAATCCAGTACTTCTCGTACCCCTGATTTTGAAGAAGTTGTTCAGTGTAATACTTACTCTTTCCATATACACTTAACGGAGTAGGAGTATCTTCCTCTGTGAAAAATTCTTGGTCATTACCGAATATCCCTGCTGTACTTATGAATACGTAGGGTACGTTCTTATCCTTAGCTAAGTTAAATAGGTGTATAGCTGCTATGGTATTAGTTAGGTAACAATCGTCTTTTTCTAATTCACTGTATTCAAGATCGACTATAGCAGCAAAGTTGAGAATGATGTCTGGATTGTATTTCTCTACAATTTCTGTTGTTGCTGATAAATCTCGAATATCACAAAATTCTAAACCTGTACCTGTATCTTTATCGGTAAGAATAAATTTAGTACTATCTGCTAATTCTTTAAGTGTTGTTCCGAGCATTCCTGCTGCACCGAAAACTAATGCTTTGTTATACTTCATATGTTATTAATTTATGTTAGGATCAAATATGTAACCAAAATATCTTTCAAAAACCCAAGGTGCTAAAGGTACTTGCTCTAGGATTAGCTTTAATTTAGAGTAGAAGCTTAACGGTCTCGTCAATATTATATCTTTAGATACTATAAAATTACAGGCCGGTGCGAAAGTAACTGCACCAGGAAATGGTGTATTAAATATAGCTCTCCATATATCACCCATTGGGTAGCCTCCTCCTGTATCTCCACGTTCTTCATATATGCCGTAGTCACAAAAATAGTATGCACCTTCTACACATATTGCAGCTTTTACTTTCCAGAAATCTTGACTTTGATTAATTATAAACGGCCAGTCTTTAACATGGTCTTGGTTATTATCCTGACTAAATATAGTCCAGTCGCATAACGAATTATAATGTTCTACTATGTGATAAAGATAGGTATGAGGCTCTCTACCAATATTTGGTAATTTTATAAAGTCTGAATCTTTCTCATTCTTATCGTAGACTATAACTTTACATTCAGGAGTTATATCCTGTAACCAATCTAGGTTTTTTTCAAAATGAGAAACTACAAGTTCTTTAGTATGCATGACAGTATTACAGTTTTGTAAAATTACGAGTTACTATATCTAAAGCACATTTTAAAGCTAGATCGATTGTTTCATCCATATTAAGGTATTTATAACTCCCCATTCTTCCTCCAAAAAGAATATTACTTTCTTCCTTAGCTAACTCAGCATACTGTTCGTATACCTCTTGATTTCTTTCATCGTTTACCGGATAGTAACTTTCCTTACCTATCGACCAGTTATCAGGGTATTCTTTAGTTATAACAGTAAAAGGTTGAGTTCCAAATGTAAAATGTTTATGCTCTATTATTCTAGTAAAATCATACTTACCTTCTGGATAGCTCATCATAAACGTTCCTTGGTAGTCTGGAATTTCTAATCGTTCTTCTTTAAAGATTAGAGACCTATATTCTAAAGGCCCGTATCTGTAGTCATAGAATTGATCTATGGGTCCGGTATATATAATATTCTTTGCTATAGAATTATAATATTCTCGACTTGCTAAATAATCTACCTCTAATTTTACTTCAATACCCTTTACAAGATTACTGAACAGTAGATCATAATCAGGTATGCCTTGATACGGGTGATTATAGTAACTATCCTCAAACAGTAACCTAAAGACTTGTCTCTTAAGTACTCCTGCTGGAATATCTTTAGGGTCTTTCCCCCATTGTTTTTTTAGGTATCCTTCATAGAATATCTCATATAGCTCTGGACCTACTAACTGCATTCCCCATTCGTAGGCATTTTTAGGATCTGGGTACAGTTTTTTATACGGAGCGGTTACTTCTTCTATCTTCAATCTTGCTTCTTCTGGAGAAAGAACTCCGTAAACCTGGTGAAGCGTTAATAAGTTGATCGGAAATGAATAAATTGCGTTCCCATACCTTAACTTAGGTCTACATGAAAAATGATTTATAGATGTATACCTGTTAATATATTCCCAAACTTCTTTTTTGTCTGTATGGAAAATATGCGGTCCATATTTATGAACTTTTATACCTTCAACATCTTCTGTGTAACAGTTACCTCCGATATGGTTTCGTTTATCTAAAACCAAACACTTATATCCGTTATCAGTAAGGATACGGGCATTAATTAATCCGTATAAACCTGCTCCTACAATTAAGTAGTCGTATTTAGTATCCATTCTTAATATTTTATATTTACAATTTTTAAATTTGTATCCAATCAGCACAGTATAGGTCTGAAGTGTTATGTGAATAAGCTGATCCAAACCAGTGCTTTGGAGCAACTACTTTCTTTTGTTTATTTTTATTTAACCAGGCTCCCCACCAGCTAAAGCTGCTATTTGCTATTATGTTATTACCGCACATAGACATTAGACATAGATCTATGTAAGGATCTCTATTATCAATATACAGTAAATTATCCGAACTTCCAAATATTTCTCTACAGTATTCTATATCATCTGAAAAAACAATGAAAGTATAATTCTGGTCTGTAAAAATATTTAATGCTTCTTGATAGTATTCTAAAGAGCATACCGGATGAAATTGTTGTTGATTAACATAGTCTCCTCTCCTTACATGAATGGATACTGTAGGGTGATCTACCTTAGGAAATAACTCTACTGCTACTTGCTGTATAGCTTCTTTAAATGTTAAGATTGACCTTAACTCTTCTTCACAATGCTTAAAATACTTTTCAGACTGCATATACCCAGCCAAGTCCGTATTCTCAGAAATTCCAAATAAGGTATTATCAAAATGAAAAAATCTCTCTGATGTAAGGTACTTTGGTGTAAAAGTTTCGTATAGCAAACTCTCAGGTACGTTAAATACAGCTGGGATATCAAATACAACATCTCTCGTTACTCCATCCTGAAAATGTTCTGTTACAGCGTGTATGGTATTATTTTTTGGAAAAGCTACTTCATATCCTAACTTTCTAGCAATACCTATCGTAGATGCAAATTGAAATAACTGGTTACCCAGTCTACCAAAGTGTCCTATTTTACTGTATGTTATCATAGAATGCGTTTTGTTTTTCTTGTCTTTGAATTGTCTTCGGATGAATTAAATCCAATCCATGATATGTAGGTAATGCTTCTCCTAATAATAGTTCAGTAGATTGTAATCTCTCATGCACCCTACCGTACCATTGAATATCTTTTCTATTCTTACATAACCTGGTTTGATAGTCTGGATAGTTGATCCAGTTTTTATCGTTTAGATTCCATCCCCATTTCTTGATATGTTCATGAGTTATACCTTCTACTGTATTGATTCTTGGTATTAAGAACACATCGTGGTTAGGATTAAGGTCTAAGATCTCAGGAAGATTCCCTAGTAAGTCTTCTCCTAAATACTCATCAGCATCTATGAAAAAGATATAATCCCTTGTACAATGATTCTTTAGATTGTTTTTAAATGTAGCAAAGTCTCCATTTAGTCCAAAAAATATTCTATGGTATTCATACCTACTACCTACGTTGTATTTAACCGCTACCTCTTTTACTTCTTCGGTAGCAGTATTATCTAATTGAACTACTACTTCATCTATATCTCGAATATTATTATCTAATTGATCTAGTAGACGTTCTAGTTCTTGATGTTCATTACAGGCCGTAATTGCATAACTGATTGATGGCATAGATTACTTCTTTTTAGGTTCTTGTACGTCAAAAAATCCAATATAGCCTAGAGCTTCTATGAAATCTTTACCGAAGAACTTCATCGTCGAAGCATCTGATTTAAACTTGATACCTTTATTGGCTAGTTGTTTCTTTTCTTCTGTGGTTAGTTTCCTAACCTGTATACCGCACCACTCCACTAATCCTGTTTTAAGATTGATGCCTAAAAAGACTGTACCCTTCTCAGGTAGGTTGATTGTGTTGGGGTACCAGATCCTCCCCTCTTCATCGATATGTTTAATGTCTTTGTATAACTCCGGTAGAGTCTCTTCGTAAGCCTCTATTTCAAATTCGTCTACAGTCTGAGCATCAGTGGTTGAATACCCACAGCTAAAACAGTAGTAACTGAATAAGGTTTCGTTAAGGGGGGACTTATAGCAAGCATCCCCCTGGCATTTTGGACATAATATTAATGTATCTTTTTCCATGTTAATTTATTATAATATACGGTTTATTTTTCGTAACTCCAACGGTAGTTATATGCTGTTTTCTGTTTTCCACGTAGCGCATCATAAATACATACACCGTATACTGTTACAGCCTCTAAAGCACATCTCCAACTTTGCTGTAAATCTCCTTCTAGACTAAACTGGTAGACTGTTCTACGGTTACGTAATTTTTGACTTTTGCTCTTTGCATTTCTAGTCTTATTTGATTCTTGCTTTCTGTTCTTATTTTTAACGTACTCGTCTTTCTCTATTAGATAGTTTTTAATAGTTGTAAAGTCTAGACCTGTTAATCTTTTTATCTCGTAAATAGATTTAGTTTTATAGAGTTCCACTATATTAAACTTATCTGCTTTTCTCCTACCGGTATTCACTTCACAAGCTTTTTTTAAGTTTTTTATAGAAATATCCTTATTAACTTTTAAGCTCATTTTTACTCTCGATTCTAACGTATGTCTATACCCCGACACTCCTTCTCCTCCACCTGTTAGATTACATAGGTTCTCTATACCGTAATATGTTATTAACTCTACCTCTTTGCATAGACACTCTTCTTCAAATTCTGATTCAAATACAATAACTGCAGTATAGTCTTCCTTGAGTTTACGTATTTTGTTTGTCAGTTTTCGATTCTTATTGTGAAACCAGTACTTTAAGTGGTATTCAATTCTATCGTAGGATTCTGTTTTAGATCCTTTCCCTACGTAGAATACCTTGTTATCTTTATCCTCTAAAGTATAAACGTAGTATTTTCTCATAAGCCTTTTTATATATTAATAAATAGGCCTACTTTAAAAGAAATAGGTTATTTTACAGGAGTTAATTTCGGTAGTTCAATACGTTTAAGCGTTGGGAGTTTTAATACTACAGGTTTAGTAAACTTCTCTTCTATGATCTTACCCAATACTTCGGTCATAGCCTCTAAAGAGAATTCAGTCTTGGCTTTGTGTGCCTGTCTTTTACCTGAGGTCTCAAACTTCTTATAATCATCAAATACCGTCTTCCACATTCCTTTTAGTGCTATGTCATCGACTTGGAACCAACTCGACTCCTTAATCAACATATTCGGTACTACAGAAGAAGGATGTAGTGGGTGTAGCTGGCCAGGCAATAAAAAGCTAAATTGCGGATCAAGGAAATCCAGCTGACCAGACCACCCTGAAGCGATGACCAATTTCTTAGATTGTGTAAATTCTAATAATGGTCTTCCGTATCCCTCTCCTTTTGTAATAGATACCATCGCTCTTACCTTTGGATGATTATATAAATCATTCATATCCTTATCATCCACCTCTCCATGTAGTACGTAGATTGAAGGTAGATCACCTTTGATAGACTTCCTGATGATGTCTATCTTTCTTAGTATCTCATCTCGGTCCATTATCGAAGCACCTGCTTGTGAGGTCTTTAATATCAGTGCTGGTCTAGATTTCTTATTCTTATATGCTTCCAAGAATGATTTAATCATATACCCTACATTCTTTCTATCATGACCAATCTCTCCTTGCATCCAATGTCCTACGAATAGAAAGCAGAAATCCTCTTTTATATTATCTAATGTACGGACTAATTCTGTCTTTTCCAACTTTTCTTGATAGAAATATTTTGTTACGTCTAATCCTTCAAACAATACTTCAACCGGTTTCTCTAACTTAACCTGCTTTATAGGCTGGCCGTTCTGGTCCTGGATTGTAAAGTTAGCTTCTTGAAATACTTTTTGGGCATGCTTAGAAGATACTAGGGTTAGATTCATTCTATTGATACCCTCCACCCATGATGGGTCACAGATCGTAGTCTCAATACCTGCTGTCAGGCCTAGATTAAAGGTCTTACCTACGGGTTGGAATTCATTAGGTACAGTAATCTGTATCCAATACTCGGGCTGTTTAGGTAATTGGTTACCTTGTAGGATTAGAGGTTGCATCCATCCCCATTCCTCTTTATTCTTTTCTATAAAATTCCATGGAGTCGCTCCCCATCTCTGAGATAGTATCTTAATCTCCCATTCCTCTTTCTTTAATGTGTAGAGTGCTTTGATGAAATCTCTACTACGTGCACCATACCCAGAATAAGTATCTGGGCAGGCTGATATAACGCATAACGGTTTGTTCATAACGATGTATTAGTAAGTTAGTTTGTGTCTGATTTGTTTTTTAGGTATATCTTTTACTTCTATGAATTGGAAGCTAGGACGAGGTTTAAACGTTGTAAATGTCTCTTCTATAGTCTCAATAACATTCTCACACATATGAGGTGAGGTCATCTTGGCTTCAGAGGATATAACCCATTCTCTCCCTTTCATTCCCTTTGATTCTCTAATGCTTTTAGGTAGGTTGTACACTTGTTCTATTGCTTGAGCTACCTCTCTAAAATCACATCTATCATCGAAAATATAAGGTGTAGGTACCGAACCTACTAGTGATAGATTTGAAGGGAAGACCGGTACCGCCCACTCACCACACTTCTTATAAGTACCGAAGTGATTGGAACAAAAGTTTTCGTCGAAGTCTATCCAATTACCCTCCTCATCTTCAAACCTCATCTGATCTTGCATACCACCGGTTACGTTACCGATGATCATAGTACCTGTGATTAGAGATTCGGTTAGAGATAATCCCCATCCTTCATTCGAAGATATCAAAGCAGTAACATCAGCTAGATTGTATAGGTAATTCATCTCCTGTACCCCGTACACCTTATCGGTTATTACAACGTTACAAAGTTCTGGATCACATAATAGGTCTTTGACTGCAAGTAGATCGGTTCCGTTCTCGTCTACCGGTTGGGTGTGTAGTAGTAGGACACATTTCTTGGCCTTCTCCTCACCAATCTTTTCACAAAACTGTCTATAAGCTAATATTAGATCGGAGGTAGATTTCCTACGTATGTTTCTTGCATTATAAAATACTACATACTCGTAATCCTTCTCTCCGAATACAGTCTTTTTGAAGGCTGTAAACCGATCGTTTTGTTCCTTATCTGTCTTATCGATAGGATAGAAGTGTTTTGGATTAATACCGTGCGGTATATACCTCAATACCTTACCCTCTTGTTTAGGTCCTAGGACTAGCTTATTAATGTTTAGGGTCTGTTTTGAGATCGCCATCAAAGCATCACAAGATTCATAGTAGGGTTCATTATAGAGAGGTGCTGGTAGATCATCCCAGATGTTTAGATAGATCATCGGGATCTTTCTTCTAATCTCATTCTCCATCTGAAACAACCATATCCAGTATCTTGGATCGGTGAAGAACATAATAGCATCTGGTTTCTCTATATCTATCAATTGACGGATAACTTCTGGAGAACCATACCCATTGTGTGGATACATGATGATTGAAGAATCTTCGATGTCGTTATGACCATTAGTGTCTAGGGAGAGATCTAGTCTCTTACCATGCTCGGGGTGATTAATGCCCGCTCCTAGATTAACCCAATTAAATCGGTGTGAGGTTCCGACCACGATCTCTCTTGCCATGGTAGCAATTCCGCTGCTCATCCGAATATCGTCACTTAACAGTAATACCTTCTTTCTAAGGTGTGGTTCAATGTAACCTTCTTTCATATAATTGTTTTTTATGTAGTTTATGATAGCCGTCAAATGTTAATATAAGGTAATCATACCCGCTTTCCAACACCGCTTCTATCTTTTCTGTCTTATTTTTAAAGTTTAAATCTGTCCAGGTACTCTTTACCTCTACAATTAGCTTATGAGAAGCTACTAATAAATCAGGAGTATAAACCTTTGTTTCGTTATATTTAAATTTAGGTAGTACCTTTCTACTTGTAATAAGGTCTTGCTCTTTATACCCCTGTTCTAACAAGTACAGTATACCTAAACCTTCGTACCCTTGAATTTTAACAGTGTTACCAGAGGGTAATACGAAGTCTCTGAATTTATACCCGCTCTCTAGATCATTTACGTTCGAACTACCGTACTTCTGTAGTAAGGTCTCTGCTTGTTTAAGCCTCATAACAGTCCAGTGCTCAGGTGTCTTTAAGCTTATTGTATAATTTCTAGCGTTGTGAGCTTGTTGAAGTATAAGGCTCGTCTCAACAGTTAGCCCTTTATTCCATCCGCCAGATTTTGCATTTGCTAATCTCCTATCTGTACTTTTAGTCAGCCCTTTATTCCAGGTATCTTTATGGCCTTTTATAAACCTAAGGTACTTTCGAGTAGCGTAACTGTACTTAGTCTCTTGACCACATCCACATTCGCAAATTTGCTTTAAGTACACTTTGTTATAGTCGTCTACGGATAAGTTATGTTTCTTTAGATGTGCAATCTTTATAGCAGAGTTATTCTTAATAACATCACCACATACTTTACATTTGAATTCAGGTACCATAATAGTCTCTTTATTATAAATAGTCTAAACTCTATGCATACCGGTGTTTTCGTAGTAAGATCTTCTTACGTTGTTGTTGAGGTATGTACCCTGCTTTCATATAACTTTATAAATTTATAGTTTGTATTTTCTCTACTGCTTGAGGGGGTATGTTATTTAAAGTATAATAACCGTGTTTAAAATTAGGGTCGTAGTATAACCTTAAATAATCACCGGGTACCATACTTGTATCTATTTTTAACAGTACCCATTCTTTAGTACCTGTAACCTGGTAGAACTTACTAGCCAGGTCTATTGTATGTTTTTCATCTTTACCCAAGTAAACTCTTTCAGGATGATAGGATCTTTTAGATCTCGATTTAGGTACTAGTCCTATACTATGTATTTTCTCCCAGTTCTTTAGTGGAGCAATGTGGTATAAAAAATCTGGAATCTTATTTACTTTTTGATCAAACTTTGCTTCACATACCAAACTAATCTCTTCGGTAGCTTTGTTCTGAAAAGCATGTCTAAGTATCTTTTCATCATACCTATCTCGAATATTTAGACCTACTCCCTGTATAAACATGTACGAAATAAACCATCCTAGACTATTGAGTAGAGTGTTTAACTTATTTAGATCTTCTAGAGAATAGACATCCCCTACAGCTAAAACCTCCACAGTTATACTTTTACCCCCTTTTTCATAAGTAAAATCCCAGTTAGGGATTTGCTTCTTAAGCAAGGATACGGTCTGCCCTATTGAAGTAGATTTAATCAAACCTTCCTCAAGATTTAAGAAATACTCTTCCTTATAGGTTTCTAGTAGGATATCTAATAGTTTCATTCTTACTGGTTTTAAATGCTACCGGTGTAGTAGGTATTCAAAGTATTGTTGATCATAGACCTGAATTCAGGATCTGTGACATACAAGTACATCGACCTATCGGTTAGCTTTTGTAGAGATAGCTTTGTTCTTACACAAGCTACCTTAAAATCGTCAAATAGCTGTGTATTGACTTTTACCGAGGTTAGTTGTTGTTCTTTCATTGTTAAATGTATTATCTATATTTATAAATATATAGATGTACACCTAAACAGCCTACTTTCTTAAATAAAATTATGATTCTTTTTTAACTGCTACCGGACCTTTATCACAGAATTCTGTATGGTTGAAGCTACAAAAATTGCAGAGCGGTCCAGGTTTAGCTTCATACTCCCTATCGGTCTTATACTTACCGTCTGGTGTGAAGACTTCGTTGATGAAGGCGATAAAATCTTCGTAAGCTTGTCTGAGTTTGATCTTACCGTTTGCTGGTCGGAATTGTTGTATCCTTGGTATTGGAAATTCTGCTGATTCGAATACCTTTCTCTTTACGATAAAAAATTCAACATGAATCTTCTCTTCCGGTACACCGGTTAGTTCGGAGAAGAACTTCTTGTATAGTATGATTTGGTTTAGCTTGGTTTGATCCTTCTTCTCAAAATCTGACCAGCCTTTGGTAGAGGTTTTAATGTCGTAGATTGTATATCTATCCAGGATACTATCGTAGAGTACGAAATCGATATGGCCTCTAAAGAAAACATTATCTATCCCTGTATTAGCCTTTAAAATAACGGGGATCTCTATTCCTATTAGTTCTGTATCACGTTTGGTAAAATAACTGCTTCTCCTCTTTCTAAACCAGTTTAAGATAGTTATACCGTCTTGATAGAATTCTACTAGTTCTTCAGGAGTGGAGAAGTGTACACCCTTACAATCTTTGACTGCTTTCTTGTACACCTCTCTAAATCTCTCCTTAAAGAAATCTTCTATATCGATTCTATCGGCTGCTGCTCCAGATTCTTCAAACATCGTCTTAAGATATTCCTGTAACGTTTCATGAATTGCAGTACCAAAGGTAGTGTGAATGGAAGGTTTGAAATCCTGCTTCTTCTTAATATAGTTCAAAGACCACTGATGAGGACAGTGACGGTAGGCAGAGTATTGGCTATAAGATACAGTCTTCTGGAATCTATAATCTACTTCTACCTTTGGTATCTTGATTCGGTTAGTTTTTTTGGCCATACAGTCGTCTTATAATGTCTCCTAATTCTCTATCGTTAGGTGTTTTTGTAACCAGGTCTTGGATTGTGTTTAGGGTCGTGATTTCCTTTTTAAGGTATTGAGCCAGATCGAGGGCTTCTTCATAGGCATGCTGTAACATATTCTGATGATTGTTATCACCTAATGTTGTACCGTACTTAAGTAGCCCTCTATCTGCTCTCGATTTTAGATCCTCCATCACCGACGTTGTAATAGGGTCTTTTGGTTTTTCTATATAGTTGTTATCCATTATAATGGTTTGATGAGAGGGGCTAGAGGTATCTGAACCTTGCCCCTATTTTTAGAATTGTTTCTTCTTCCTCCTGGGTTAGTTGATTCCATCTACCAGATATACTTGATAGGTGTTCTTCAAATATTTGCTCACCGGCAGACATTCTAGAACGATCTGCAAAATGTTTCATTTCCAGGTCTCCGTTTTCTATTAAAGCTTCTATTAGTTCTTTAATATCCCCTGAATCACAGGCACTTAAGAACTCATCTACATCTAGGTCTATATCTTCGTTTACATCAAATCTTGGCATAAATTAGTTTTTAGTTGGGATTAAACATTGAACACCGTACTCATCTGCTTTGATTTCCCACTTAAAATCAGATGTTAAGTAAAATGCTTTACCGCCATATTTTCCACCCTCTCTTACATCAATTAATTCTTTACAGCTTTTGATAAATAAACTTACATCTTCAATCCACTCCTTCATAGTAACCTCTTTTGATTCTACGGGTTGATAGAAATACTTTAGTAGTAACTTAGTTTGGTCTGAATCTGCTTCTTCAAATGCTTCAATAAGCAAATCGTTCGGTACAAAAATAGATTCATCGAAGATATTCTCTTTTAACTTGTCTTCGATTTTAGCCTGCCACTTACTACATACGCGACTGTGGATTGCTTTTAGATTGTTTCTTGAGATTGATTGTTGTGTTAATTGTGCTGTTGGCATATTTGGTGTTTTAATTTCTTCAGGGATTATTTCTGCCCATTTGCCTTCATCGTAAATACATCCGCATCCTTTTTCTCCTCCATACCATCTAATGATGTTCTCGTTTAATCTAATTTCATCTAAAGAAGCAATTGGACCTCCATTACAATCATGTAAACATCTGAATTTAGTACCTACTGGGTATAATCGTCTAGCTTTTTCTATTAATGATTCTTTTCTTCTTTCAGATTCAAATAGTATCCATGTACCTTCTCTAAAGAATTGATGTACTTGATCTAAAGGATAATTAGTAGTCCCAAAATCTCCTTTCAGGTATACTATATCTTCTTCTACTTTAGTAACAGTGTAGACTTGCTTCTTATTAGTATAATGGTAAAATCTCTTTCCAACTAAATTGCCTGTTAATGTATTCATAACGTTTTTATTTTTTAAATACTGATGCGATTAATTTTTCTATTGCTTGATAGTCTATTTCCATAACTATTTGTTTATATTCTATAACTAAAGATAAGGACTGTTCTTCATATAGCCAACTTTTTTTCTAAGCTTCACCTTTTATATGAGTATAGTATTGAGTGAAAACTTCCACCCCTGGAGAATCTTTTACCAGGTAATCTATAACTTTGGCATGAGAGGTAATTACTTCAGAAGATTCATTAGCATATTTGATCAAGTTAATGATATCGGTATTCTGAGTATGCTGTTCTTTGTCTAATAGGTTTAGTACCTTGGTTAGATTCTGTACTTGAAAACTCAATGCAATACTGTAACATAGCGAGAATAATGTTACGATTGAAAGTATGATTATAACTGTTAGCATATATGATTTTAGGCTTCGGTAGGGGTTTGTAGTTCTTTGGGGATAAATTCTTGATTGACATGTCCGCATTTAGAACAAGCAAAGATTGGAATTGGTACTACAGCATCTTGGGTGGTACCGGTTAGAAACTTAGAGGCTTTTCTTAGTAGGACTCCTTGAATGAATACTTGGTTCTGACATTCGTCACATTCAAAGGCAACGGTCTTGTTTAGAGATACGTTTAGTTTAGGGGATTGTTGTTGCATATTTATTTTGTTTATATAATAAAGATAAGTTATAACTTACAGACTAGCAACTATTAGACATAAAAAATCCCCTTGTAAGAAAGGGGAAATTAATTTACAGTGCAGGGAGAATTTCTTTAAACCGTAGGTACATCCTCGGCAAAGAAGTTAGATAAAAACTTAGCCAGTCCAGCTACAATCAATACTCCTATAGCAATATTTTTATAATCACTAGCAAAGCTGATAGTTGATACCGTCATCGCACCTGCTAGTAAAGCATCTGCAGTACGGCGTATTCCCTTTGGTGTTGGTTTCCAGTAGTAGAACCATCCGAATTTTATTTTGTTCATAGTAAGTCTATTTAAGATAAATAGTACAAAAAAAGGTAACCATTACTGATTACCTTCTAGAGGAGATGACGGGATTCGCAACATTAAATGTTTGGACTATGTCTTCAACCGTTCTGGTTGATGGGCGCTTATTCCTGTTATTAAGCAAACTATATTGCTCAGGTAGTCTCTACACCTTCTAGGAGTGTACTCCTAGCTTGGCTCGGCGTTGGGCTGTCATATACCGTTCACCGAATTCACCCATTTTATTACTCATCTATTCCTAAATGAGAGGTCCGAATTACCAAACCCGTGTCTTGATATGGAAACGTAACACCAACGTCTCACACGCTTAGCTACTCTGTTCTACTCAGAAGCAGGAGGATTTGGGACTGTATTGGTTAAATACAGCAGATCCACCACTTGGTTTGATTTTATTAGACTCTATATTTACCAAGAAAGTAAGAGTGTGCGCATTACTGCTCTTTTGTAACTATTCTGTTCCAAGGTCAGTCACCAACCTGAAGATTACGCTGCTACAGCAACTGACTCGAAAGCCATGTTGATGATAGATGCACCGATTTCTTGACGAGATGTTTTTTCTGCGTTTATTGTTTTACAAGTATTTAAGGAC